ACCACCTGTTGATACAGTTGCACCAGCGTTAGAACTTTGTGTAATTGTAAAAGTTGTTGGCGTTGGAACTGCTGTTACTTGAAATAATTTATCTTCAAAGTCTGATGCATTAAAACCTGTACCACCTGGTAATGTTACACTATCAAATAATACTATGTCTCCAGGTTCTAAGTTATGTGAAGTAGAAGTTGTTATGGTACAAACGGGATCATTATTAGTTGTTGCAATTGTAGAAGAACTTAACGTAGATTTTAAAGGTGTGATGTCATGTAGTTGTCCTTCAAAATATAAAAGTAAAAATTTATCTGTTCCTAATGCAACGTATCTGTTTCCATTTAAATCTACAAACGCATGAAGTTTTCTTGCAACTCCTGTAACAGAGTCTGATACTAAAGAAGACCAACCACCTACTTTTTCTGGTAGACCATATCTAAATCTAACATTGTCAGAGTCTATCCATCTATTTTCTGCACCTGCAGTTGTATCCTGTTTATCTATTCCAGGTAGAAAGCTGTATTCAACAAGGGCCATGATCCGTGCTCCTTATGCCGTGTTAGTTTTGTATGCCCAGCCTCTTGTTGCATCCACATACACTAATGTAAAAGCTTGACCGTTGGTATCTATTGTCAAGTTTGATGTACCTGTATTTATTGGTTGACTGTTTCTATTAACAATCAAGTTGTTAGAGTTAAAAGTTCCTCTTGCATCAATAAATGTAACCTCTGATCCTACTGGTGGTGATGCAGGTAAAGTTACAGTAATTGGGTTAGCTGTCGTGTTTGCAAATATTTGATCACCATCTACCGCTGTATATGCAGTTATTGTTGAAGAGTTTAAAGTTACATATCCTTTATTACGAATACCAAGACTAACATTGGTACCATCAGAATATACTAATGATTTAGATCCAACTGGTAATACGACTCCAGTTCCTGATACAGTTTTAACTGTTATTGTATATAATGTAGATGTACCTCTTGTTGTTGCATCTTCAAATATAATAATTCTTTCAGCTCCATCTGGTATAGTTACATTTCTATTTGCACCTAATGTTCCTGTTAATTTGATGTATAAATTTTTACCATTTGATGTTGCACCATTGTCAAGTGCTAAAGTTAAATCTCCAGAAGCTAATTGAGCTGAAGACAAATAACCTGAAGATAATTGTTCTAAAATTTGTAAATTTGTATTAGTGATCGTGCCCCAAAGACCAGCCTTTTCACCTGTTGCTATAAGTTCTAGTTTTGAATTTGTTGAATAACTTGATGCCATAATTCTCCTAATACGGGTCTATTGGTGTCCAAACTTGACTAACACCTGGGTTAACGTCGTTCCAAGTAATAATACCCGCGTCTTTTACTGCTAACGTCATCGGTACACCAGTCGGTGATACGTTTGCCGCCGCTGTAATACTAACACTTCCTGTGCCAATGGTCAATGCATTTCCTGTGACTGAAACGTTGGCTGCCGCTGTTACTGTGATTGTACCTAAACCTAAAGTAAATGGTGTAGCTGTAGGTGTTACATTTGCTTTACCACTGATTGTTAGTGATCCAAAACCTAAAGTTAAAGGGCTACCAGTTGGCTGTACAAAAGCTCCTGCTAATGCAGAAGAACTTCCAATTGAAAGAGTTAGTGCATTACCAGTTACATTAACAGTAACGTTTGGATTAAAGAACGATGTTGATATTGGAGCACCAGATATGGAAGTCAAGCCAAGCATTTATTAATTCCTTTAATTTTATGTTGCAGACACTAACCAACCACCAAAATTTGAAACATAAATTGTATTATTACCAAAATTTGTGCCTGGAGAATATTCATGATAAGAAGTGCAATCTACATAATCACTACTTCCATTTAAATCGACCATTGCACATATAAAATGTGTATCATAAAATCTTTGAACAATTTGACTTTCTGCTATTCTTGTTGTTCCATTTTTTCTAATTCTTATTTGAGAAATATCATAATCTGCATCATTCATTTGCACACCGTAAGAGTATACATAATACTTACCAGCAGTTTGAGGAACCCATCTATAGCTTGAACTATTCCAAGCACTACCATTATCAACTATACTGCCTGTAAATTGTAAAAGAGTTTCTGTTGCATTAGCCACAGATTGCGTATCATTGTATCTTGCAAAATATGGAGTATTTTTTTCTCCATTAACAAATCCAGATGTTATGGCTGTACCACCATTAGCCACGGGCAATGTTCCTGTAACGGCGCTTGTTAAATTTACAGTATTTGGTCCTATTCTAGTTATTGCCATAATTTATCCTATTCTATAATTTTAAATGCACTAAATATTGTTGATAAATCATCTCTGACATTTTCAGAGCTTCCAATGTTGTGATATACATATGCTTCATAATAATCAGTAGTATTTGCAATATCCGACCAACTCATAGTAGCTGTCATTTTTTCTGTTCCTGATCCCCTTCTTCTTGTGGTTGCATCACCTGTTCCAGAACCATTTTTATAAATATATAAATAAAACTCTTTTTGATCTCCAACATCATCTAATGCGACAGTTAAATTAAAATTATATTTTCCAGCTACTCCTGGTGTAAACTTATCTGATGCAAATGCACTGTCAGTATCATAAATTTCTGTCCATCCAGTTATTTTTGTTACAGTTGTATTAGCAATACTTTGTGAACCATTTTTTTTTACCATAAAAGCTGGAGTGTTAGTTCCACCAACAGCAGAACCATTGTTCTGTAATGTCCCTACGATATTTGTCGTGTCGCCAGATGCACCGATAGTAATCGTATTACTATTCTCGTTGATAATGTTATTACCGTCTGCGTCTTGTATCGTGTCTACTTTTAATATACTTGTCATTATGCTCCTAGTTTATGTCCACTGAAATACATTCCATTAGTGCTATCAGGTAATAAAAATGTACCACTATCCGATGTATTTCCTTGATAATATATTTCATAATAATCACCAGCAGAAGCATCATCTATAACATTTAATTGTGTTGTTACAACTGTTCTGTCTGTATCGGCATCTTCGGATGTTTGATTTCTATATAATGCACTTCCATTTTTATATAAAAATAATCTTCTATCTGTAAGATTTGCTTCAGCATCATAATCTTGTACTTGCACATTAAACAAATATTTACCACCTTGATTAGTTGGTACTGTAAATTTATCATTAGATAAATCAAAAGCACTATCAGTATCAAAAACTTCTGCATCAAATGTAATTTTAGTAATAGCATTATCAGTTAAAGTTTGTTGAGAAGTGTTGCTTTTTGTGGCTGTAAAAGCTGGTCTATTAACATTAACAGTTACACCTGATCCAATAGTTATATTACCAGATCCTGCGCTGTTTGTTATTTCTCCTACTTTTAAAGTTCCGTCTGCCATAATTATTTCGGATTATCCGTCCTTACTTTATTATATTTAACTACATATTCATCCCATTTTGTAGTGTCTGCACCTATTTCTTTTTCTGTATAGGCTTCTACAAATTCTTTTAAAGAAGGATATTCTCCTGCTCTATTTCTTGCATATTCTTGACTATCATAAACAGTTTGAAGTTCTGCCATTTTAGTTTCTATGTCTGCTTTAGGAATAGGTGTCGTTCCATTTTCCCAAACAATAGTATTTATATCATCATTACTAACAGAAACTTGTGCTTCTGAATTTATTTCTAATATTGCTGTTATAACTTTATTATGTTCCATATTTATCCCGCTATTTCAAATGCTGTTATTGTCATTTTACAATTATTGTAACCTAAATAAGCAGTTGTTCCTGATTGTGCTTTAAAATAAACTTGGTAAGTAAGTTGTGATGTACTACTAGGAGAATCTAGAACACTCATAGCACAATTCATGCCAGGAGCTACATTAGAAGGAATATAAAAACTTTGAAAACCATAAGTAGCACCACTTAAATCTGTAGTATCTCTATAAATAGTAGAATGAACACTTTTTCCATTTGTTCCTGCATAATGCAATGCACCTACTTGAACAAAAATTTTACTAGAAGTTGATGCTGGTGTAATGTCTACTGAAAGAGTATTACTTCCTGTAACAAAAGAAGTTGAGGTTGTGCTTCTATTACCTGAATCAGTGGCAGTTACGACTTGTAAAAGTTTTCCAAAACCTGTCGCTGTACCAGAGTTTGCAATAGTAACTCCTGAAGGAATACTGATTGTATCTCCACTCGTGCCTAACGTTAGCGTAGTGCCTGTAGCTGGATCGACTTGATTTGTTTCTAATTTACTCATTATAAAATTACAAATGTACTCCCTGATGGAATTGTGATTGTACCACTAATAGTTATTGGTCCAACCAACGCTCCGTTTGTTGAGCCCGCCATTGACAATGATGTCAATGTCTGAGCGTTCTTTACAAAAAAATCTGTAGATAAACTTGCTGCACCTACTGTTGCATCAGTTGGTTTTCCGATGTCAAAAGTATTACCAAGAACTATACCGAAAAAGGTATCTGAGCTTGCAGGGTTTCCTGTGAACGTAATCTGACTGCCCGATATTGTAAATGCACTTACTGGTTGTTGCACGACTCCTGAAACAGATATAATTACGGATGCTTCTGTTTCTGGAGATACAGCAGTCCCACTGACCGTTAGGTTAAACGGTCCCGCAGTTGATCCAGTAAACGATCCTGATATATCGTCTAAAATCTGATACGCTCCCGTGAGCGGAACTTTTCCAACGTAAGCCATATATTTTTATCCTTTACTCTGTTGGGATTGGATTATCAGTCTTGACTTTTGCTACATGATCTTTCCATGTAGTAGTACCATCTACATTATCGTGGTACTGCATGTCGAGCTGGTCACCCAAATCACCATAGGCGTTTCTTCTTGTGGCTCTTACTGCATTTTGTCTCTCTTCGAGATCTGCAGCTGAGTCTACAGCGTTCAGTTGCTCATCAGTTGGTTGCGCTACACCTGAAACATTCCATTCCTTGATGTAAGGCCCTTGACCGTTTGAGTCATCCTGAAGCAAAACGTCCTTTAAAAAGTCAACTTCTGCTACGCCGTTATTAGCGCAATATTGTTTGACCTTGCTTGATAGTGATGCCATAGTTTTTCCTCCTTATTCTTTATATTACGGTTTTGTTGGAAACACAACAGCTTCTACATCAGCCACTGTTGTAAGTCCATTTGTTAAATCTCTTAGTTCTTGCCTATATTGGGTCTGTTCTGCTGACATAGTATTATCAGATGCACCCCACCAATCAGTTTCTTGTAATAGATTATTTCTTTTTTGTCTTAAATTTTCTATTGATCTGTTAAAAGCGTTATTACTCCACTCAGTTTCTCTTGCATTTAATTCAGCTAACTCTTCAGCATTTAATTCTATTCGGTTATTTCCAACCATTTTATATCTAGGCATTATGCAATTCTCCCATATAAAGTTGACGTTCCAGCAGTAAAATCACCGCTACTGCAATACAAAGCAAATCTTTTCATAGCAGAACTATCAGATGCAACATATACTCCAGAGCCAACATTTGTCATAGCATAATCGTTATCATCTGTTTGCATTCCAACAGATGAATAATGAAAATAAGAAGCTGTACTTAATGGATGATATAAGTTAATTTCAAAATTTTGAGTGTAGCTTGCATTTCCACCAGATAAGCTTGTACCACCCATAAAAAAAGAAGTATCATCTTGATCGGATTGAGTATTTGTAGCATTATTTGATTTATAAGCTGTTACTGCATATCTATAATCAGTTGTTGATAAAAGAGTTGCACCATCTGGTGCTATTCTCATACGAATTTGTGCGTCTGTTGTTAATTGAACATTAGAAAGCATCATTTTATAATCTCTATGTGTTGATGTAAAATTAGCTTCTTCATGTTCTATTTGAGAAGTAGTACCTGATATTGTAATTGTATCTAATTTTTCCCAACAACCACCACCTTTAATATAAGAATAATCAACTCTTTTAAGAGTACCTGCATCTGATACTAAAAATTCATCTGTATCTGCTGGTTCAGCTGCAAGTTCTGTTGAACCAGAAATAATATCGTTATTAATTTTAGCTGCTGTTATCGAATCATCAGTTACTGCAGGTGTTGTTACTTTATCTATTGCCATAATTTATCCTATTCTACTAATTTAAATATTGTCATTCTGGTTGTGCCACCTTGAAATCGTGGTGTTCCATTTGCATAAGATATTCCATATCCTTGAACATAATCACCAACAGAAAGATCTTTTAAAACTTGAGTAATTGCATGAATTTTATCTACTAAATTTCCTTTAGCTACTTGTGTTCTAACTTCAGTTACATCTGTTTCACTATTATTTACAAAAATTTTAGAAATTCCCCAACACACAGCATTATCACTTGAACTATCTGCTTCTACTGCTACTGATATAAAATATTTTCCTGCCTGACCACTTGGGACTGTCCATTTGTAATCTGAACTATCCCAACCTGATGCACTATCTAAAACAATAGTGTCAAATTGAATTTTTGTTGTACTTCCATCTGAAACATCCTGTGATGTTGATCGTTTAGCTTGAAAATATGGAGTATTAGTTCCACCAACACCAGATACAAAATTAGATTTTGTCATTTTTTTCAACGCTGCTGAAGCCGAAGTATCTGATATTAAAATTAAATCATCATCTGCAATTGTTGTTTCTGCAGTTTGACCTGTAATTGCAGTTGGATCAAGATGTTCATCACTAATTGCATCGTCAGCAATCTTAGCACCAGTCACTGCATCTGCAGCTAATTCTGTAGTGCCCACTGATCCTGCACCAGGTTTATTTGTTGCAACAGCTCTACCTAAGAACACACAATACATTTCGTCCGTACCATTAACTAACGCTGCGGATAGCGTAAGGGTAGTGCCCGATGCA